GACACCAGCGGGCAAAATGAAGCTGCGGTAGAGAAAATGCTCGACGCCGAGACCTACATGAACGGATCGAACGCCGTCGAGAAGGGATTCGCTACCGGTCTTATTTCCGCAACCGAGGTTGAGCAAACGCCAAGCGAAGAGGGGGCGCAGGCCCATTCAGCGCGCAAGCTTGACGCGGCACTGGCGAAGTCCGGCATGCCTCGCAGCGAACGGCGAAAGCTCATTTCCGAAATCAAGACCAGCACGTCTAGCACTGCTGGCGGCGACACGCTTCGCGCTGTCGTGCCGGGCATGCCCAGCGCTGTCCTTGATGTATCCGCGTTTGAAGAAACCGCAAACCAGGCGTCAGCGCTTCGAAGTTTGTTCCCGAGCCGCTGAGCGGCTGTAACCGCACCCGATTACCTACCGCCCCTGTGGCGGTTTTTTCATTTCTGAAAGGACCAAAAAATGCCAGCTCCGGATTATGCTCAAATCGAAGCCTCCCAGAAGCAAACCCAGGCCGACCTAAAAGCTGTTGGCGATCAAATCAAAACCTATGCTGAGCGCACCGAGAAGGAAATCAAAGCTTCCGGTGAGATGCAGGCGGAAACCCGTGGCAAGGTGGATGAGCTGCTGCTCAAGCAAGGCGAGCTGCAAGCCCGTGTGCAGGAGGCCGAGCAGAAGCTGGTCAATGCTGGCAAGCTGCACGAGCCAGAAGTGCAGCAATCTGCTGGTCACCTGGTGGCCGCCAAGATGACCGAAGAGGGCGTGACCAGTTCGTTTCGCGGCTCGCGTCGAGTCGAGGTTCCGCGCGCCGCCATCACCACTGCCACCGGCGGCGCCCTGGTCGCCCCTGACCGCGTCGGCGTGATTATTGCCCCTCAGCGCCGCCTGACTATTCGCGACTTGGTCGCGCCGGGTACCACTGGCAGCAACGCTGTCGAGTACGTCCGGGAGACCGGCTTTACCAACAACGCGGCGATCGTCGGCGAAGGCTTGGCCAAGCCATACAGCGATCTGACCTTCGGGCTGGAGAACGCGAACGTTCGCACCATTGCTCACCTGTTCAAAGGTAGCCGCCAGATTCTGGACGATGCCGCCGCACTGCAAAGCTACATTGACGCACGTGCGCGTTACGGGCTGCTGCTGGCCGAAGAAGCCCAGTTGCTGTATGGCAACGGTACCGGCAACAACCTGAACGGCATCATTCCCCAAGCTCAAGCGTACGCCGCGCCGGCCGGAATCACCGTGGCCGCCGAGCAGCGCATCGACCGCATTCGCCTGGCGCTGCTGCAGGCGACATTGGCTGAGTTCCCATCGACCGGCGTGGTTCTTAACCCGATCGACTGGGCTGCGATCGAACTCCTGAAGGACGGCGATGGTCGCTACATCATCGGCAAGCCTCAGGACGGCACCGCACCTCGCCTATGGAACCTGCCGGTTGTTGAAACTCAGGCCATCGTCCAAGACCAGTTCCTGGTCGGCGCCTTCAGCCTTGCCGCGCAGATCTTCGACCGCATGGGCATCGAGGTGCTCATCTCGACCGAGAACGACAAGGACTTCGAAAACAACATGGTCACCATCCGTGCAGAAGAACGCTTGGCGTTCGCCGTGTACCGACCTGAAGCGTTCGTTACTGGCGACCTGACTGCCGCTTAATCCCCAATTAAAAGGCCACCGCTCGGTGGCCTTGCTCGTTTAGGAGAGATCGATATGGCGCGTAATACTTCAAGCTCGCCTGCGGAAAATGACAATGTCACTGATACGTCTGTGGCTGTATCTGCCGCTGGCGGAGCGGCTACTGACAATGCAGGGCAGGTTATCCCCGGCGACTCTACTGCCATGGGTATCGCCGCGCTCGATGTGCGTGCGATCACCGCTACAAGCGTACAAGCGTCGGACAACTCGATCATGATTTACCCGCTGCGCAGCTACCTGGACGGCAAAGAAATCCGCCGCCGGGGTGGTGCCGGTTATCTTTCGCCGAAGCATGACGCGACCTCGCTGATCGCTGCCGGCCTCGCGACTGACAAAGATCCAAAGGCCTGATATGAGCGCCATATCGACCGATGAAGCAATGCAGCATTTGCGTGCGGAGGAAGACGATCGTGCGTATGTGGAGTTGCTTCTGGCGGCAGCCGAAGACAGCGCGGCACAGTTTCTGAACCGACGCTTTTATTCGGATGAACTGTCGCTTGCTGCAGCCGTGTCGGATGGCTCTGCTGGCAGCAAGCCAATTGTCATTAACCCATCCATTAGCGCGGCGTGCCTGCTGATAGCCGGCAGTCTCTACGCGAACCGGGAAGATGTCGTCGTCGGTACGATTTCTTCCGAGCTACCCATGGGGTCACGATCGTTGTTAACGCCATATCGTATTGGCTGGGGGGTGTAGTGAGAGCAGGATCCTTGCGTCATCGCTGTGCCATGCAAAAGCCGGTGCGCGTTAAGAACTCATCTGCCGGCTTCGAGGTCACTTGGGCAGAAGTCGGCAAGCTTTGGGCTGATATCGCGCTGCCCACCGGACGCATCGCCCCTGTTGCTGAGCAATTGAAGGCGACTGTGTCAGCTGAAATTCGCATCCGGCCCCGCGCGGATGCAGTCGCCGGAAATCGCCTGGTGCATGTGGTCGGCGGTATCGCCATGACCTACCTCATCGAGGCGGTGTTGCCGGATAACGCCCGCTCGATGCTTCGGCTCCTCTGTTCAAACGTCCCCAATCCTTAGAGGTGAACCATGAAAGTAATTGCATTGGGCAACCTGTCCGGCGCCACTGGCGAAAAATTTAAAGGCGAGGAGTTCACTGTCGATGCCAAGACAGGTGCCGAACTGGTCAATCGCGGGCTTGTTCGCGAAGCAGTCGAGTCGCCGGTGGCCAAAAAGACCGAAGCAGCAAAGGAGTAATGGTCATGGCTGCTCGCCGCTCGCGCATGTCCGGTGACTTCAAGTTGCGGCGCACATTGCGCAACATTCACTTGAAGATGGATAACGAATTGGTCCCGGCGATGCAGGAGTCAGCGGACCAAATCCTCACCACCATGCGGCAGTTGGTGCCGAAAGATACCGGCACCGCTGCGTCTGCTTTGAGAACCTTCGTTTCCAAAAGTGGCCTGGATGCGCAGATCGGCATCCGAGGTAAAAAGGACATGCGGCGGTTTTTCTATTTGCGCTTTCTTGAGTACGGCACCAAGGGTTACAGCGGCGCGCTTTATCGACGGGCTGATGCCAACGCCGTCGGCGGTGAGCACACCAACAACCGGGATAAGTCGCAACTCAAGGGGCGCCGCAATGCCCTGAACCAGCGGCCTACCAAGAACAAAAGTGATGGTGGTCACTTTTACGGCAATTACCCGGATATACCGGCTCGGCCCGCACACCCATGGCTACGACCTGCAATGGCCGTGAATCGGGAATTTGTCCTGGCCAATATCCGTGCCGCCGTGGCCAGGACATTGAGCAAAGCGAGTGAGGGCATTACCGATGGCTGATCCGTCTGTTGCACTGCAGGAAGCGCTGGTCGCGCGACTGGAAGCTGAGGTTTCGTGTCCTGTGTACGACGGTGCTCCGATGGATACGCCGATGCCTTACATTTCGTTTGATCGCGAAGTCTCGGTGAATACTCGGCCCATCTCCGGCCGTAAGCGCGAAACCCGGATGCTCTACCTGTCGGTTTGGTCTGATGCTCACGGCCAGGCGGAAGTGAAGCGGATCAACGGCGAGATCGTCGCAGCCTTGGACGAGCGCCGTTTACCGTTGACGGTTGGCCGGGTTGTCTCCGTAAGGGTTGAGCAGGCCGACGCTCAGCGCGATGCGGATGGTGTCACCTATCAAGGTTCGATCGCTGTTCGCGTTATCACCACTCATTAATTTAAATCCGGCCGCCTCGCGGCTTTATCCAATGTGCCTTTGGAGGAACCCCCATGGCCGATGACAACCTCAATACCGCCGCCGGCTGCCGATTCTCGATCGGCAGCAAGAACGGCGCCGATACCGAAGCGCTCTACAAGGCGGACACCTATGTCGAAGTCGGCGAGATCGAAGACCTGGGCGAATTCGGCGACACTTTCAGCTCCGTGAACTTCACGTCCCTACGGGATGGTCGTGTTCGCAAATACAAGGGTACCGCCGATGCGGGCGACCTGACGCTGACCGTGGGCCTGGACAACGGCGACCTGGGCCAAGCCAAGCTTAAAGTTGCCCACAAGGATCGCAGCAAAGGTGACTACAACATCAAAGTCACCCTGAACGACGGCGATCCTGATGCAACCCCGGCCATTCTTCCGACCACGTTCTACATGCGTGGCAAGGTCATGAACAACACCGTCGCTGCCGGTGCCGCTGACAACGTGGTGCGCCGCAATGTCACCATCGGCATCAACTCCGACATCCTTGAAATCCTCCCGACATGACCGGTGGGGCTCCGGCCCCAACCTTCCAAGGAATTGATCCATGAGCAAAACCCTGCACGGTACGACCACCATCACCCTGGGAGATGAGAGCTATGAACTGCTGCCAACGTTGGCCGCTGTTCGCGCGATCGAAGCGCGCTTTGGCGGATTGCGGGGCGCAGCCCAGGCCATCACGTCGCTTAGCGTTGAGGGCTGCGCTGCAATCATTGCTGCTGGTGCTGGCCTCGCTGGAAAGCACGCTGAAGCGGTCGAGGAACAAGTGTGGCAGGCGGGTGTGGTTGAAGTATCTGTTCAGCTGAACAGTTACCTGGCGGCGCTGTATAACCCACGGGGTACAGTGCCGGGAAAGGAGAAGACGGCGAAGGAGTAAGCGCTGTCGAGGACGGCAGCTACGTCGACCGGATGTACGCGGTGGCCACGGGCTGGCTGGGGTGGTCGCCCGAAACTGCGTGGCGTACGCCGCTCCCCGAGTTGTTCCTAGCGATGGACGCGCGGATCGAGTGGGCACAGATGACCAACCCCTTTGGCGGAAAGCAGTCCGGTCCGAAGGAAAAGCCAAAGCCGTCGACCGTTGCGGCCAAGCTGCGGCAGGCGTTCACCGGACGCGAATCGAAATAATTGATAGAGTTGAGGCCCGCTCAAAGAGGAATTGAACGTGCTGAAATTTTTAACCGTGACGGTTGCGTTAATTGTGACCGCCGGCTGCGCCACCAGTCCAGTGCCTCCAAACGAGGCAGATCCGGTACCAGCCGACTCCCTCTACGGAATGCAGCGATCTACCAGTCCTGATGATGCGCGAATCGTGTTTACTAGAGATAGCGGCGCTTCATGCATGCTCTATGACTTGCATCTTCACATCGACGGAGAGAAGGTTGCATCGGTTGGAACGTCAGAGACAGCTACTTTTTATCACCGTCCCGGCCCGGTAATGCTTGGAATCAAGAGCAACAGCATGTGTGGAGGTGGCGGTTTACAGGAGCTCGCATTGGACTTGAAACCGGGCTACTCCTATCAAGTCAGGGGTTACAGAGGGATGATGGGTGACCCTGGGCTGTCGCTCTCCGGTCGACCACCTTATTTGTATAAATCTGGCGGCAAATGATGCCGCGTTCTGCCAGATGATTGGCCAAAATTAGAAGACAGCGAAGAGCCCGGACTGCGCCGGGCTTTTTTGTGCCAGGAGAAAACCATGGCAGACACAGATGTGCAGGGGATGCTGGTTCGCATTGAGGCAACTACTGCACAGTTGCGTCAAGAGATGGCGCGGGCTGACTCCAGCGTGGCCCAGGCGTCCGGCAAAATCGATAAGAGCCTGGGGCAAGTAGACGAAGCCTTTGATCGTGCTGGTGAAAGCGCCGAAAGCGCCGCTGGATTGATCAAGAACGCCCTTGGCGCGGCAATTGGCGTCGCAGCCATCGGCAGGATTGTAGAAGCGGCAGACTCCTACGGACAGATGTCCGACCGCATCGGCATGGCTACCAGCAGTGTCGGCGAATACGACCTGGTGCAGCAGCGCTTGCTGGAGACCGCGAAGCGCACCTATCGCCCGTTGAGTGAAGCGCAAGAGCTATACATCCGGACCGCTGACAGCTTGAAGTCGATGGGCTACAACACCGGCCAGGCGCTGGATGTGATGGACAGCTTCAGCTTCCTGCTGGTGACCAATTCGGCGACGGCAGACAAGGCCAGCTCAGCCATCGACGCCTATTCGCAAGCGCTGCAAACCGGCAAGGTCGAAGCTGACGGCTGGCAGTCGATTCTCGCAGCCATGCCGACAGTGGTCGACACGATTGCAAAGTCCACAGGGAAAACAGCCGAAGAGATCCGCAGCCTTGGGGCACAGGGTAAGCTCAGCCTGGATATTCTGACCGAAGGCCTGCAGAAGTCCGCAGAGGCAAATGGAATATTGGCGGACAGCATGAGCATCGCAGTTCGCGATGCGGTGCAGAACCTCTCGAACGCATTCACCGTCTACATGGGCAGGCTGAACGAGACAGCTGATTTCACAGGCGTCTTGGGCAGGGGGATTAGTGCCCTAGGCAACAACTTCGAAACCTTGGCAGATATTGCCATTGTTTCGGCTATCGCTGCCTTGACCCGGTACGGGGTGAGTTCCGCGAATACCGCCGCCGTGGCGACGTATGCCGCATTTAAAGATGCTGCCGCACGAAAGGCGCAAGCCGCGGCTGTTCTGCTCGCCGCTGAGGCCGAGCAGCAGAAGGCCCGGACCTCGGTGGTTCTGGCCGAAAGAGAGGCCGTCGCGGCGCGTGGCACAGCGGTACAGACTCAAATGTCGATCCAGTTGGCCGAGGCCAGGATGGTGGAGGCGCGTGCAACGAGCGCCGTAGCTGTCGCTCAGGCCGGATTGAGTCGTACCAGCGGCGTGATTATGGGCGTCCTTGGCGGGCCGTTAGGAATTGCAGCGCTCGCCATTGGTGCGGCCACGGCATTTCTGACGTTGCGTGATAACACCAGCGTGCTGGAGGATAAGCTCGGTGATCTCGCCGACCCTATCGATAAGCTGATCGAGCGCTTCGGTGCGCTGAATCGGGCCACTCAATCGGTCACGCTTCGCCAGTTGAAGTCGGAAATCGACGACATGCAATCTCGCCTCGGGCAGAAAGCCGGGGCTATCGCTGACCAGTTCGAGAATGATCTCCGGAACATCGGTGCTGCCGGCGCCGATGGTCTAATGACAGGGCTGGCACCGCTGCCGGCGGAGGCGCAGAGCGCACTGGAACTGGTGCGCAAAGCTTCCAAAGATCAGGCGACCGGTATGACTGTCGACTGGAAGGCCGTCGCTGACCAGCTCCGTGTTATGCCTGGTGTCACTGAGTCGATGGCGCAGGCCATTGAGGAAAGCCAACGCCCCGTCACCGAGCTATCTGCGGAGCTTGATAAACAACGAGCGACCTTTGCGGCCCTGACCGGCGAGACTGACGAAAATACGCGTGCAGAGCGCGGAAACGCAGCCGCCAAAGCGAAAGCGGCGGGTGTCGGCCAGGCATACCTCGATCAACTGCAGAAGCAACTCGGCGCCGCTCAGGACAAAACCAGCCTGGATGCCGCAAACCGATTCATTGAGGAAAACACTGACCTCACGGAAGGCATGATCGTCGCCATCCGTTCGGCTGCTGCTGCCAAAGACGCCCAGAAAGCGGCGGATGATGCCGCAACCAAGGCCTCAAAGAAGAACGCCAGCGAAGGCGAGTCAGCCGCCAAGCAGCAACTCAAGTCGTTTGAGTCGACTGAGGAAAGCTACAAACGTCAGATCGAGCTGATCAACACCACTGGCGAAAAGCAGAAGGATGCCACCGAGGTGGCGAAGCTCTCCTTCGAGCTGCAGGAAGGCAAACTCGGCAAGCTGACCGAGGAGCAGAAAAAACGCCTGCTGGGCATGGCCGCCGAGCTCGACGCGCTGAATAAGATCAAGAAGGCCAATGAAGACGACCTGAAGCTGACGGCCTTCAAGGCGGCGCAGGCCACTGGTACGCAGACCACACAGGACGGTTTCGATCAGGAATTGGCCGGCATCGGCATGGGCGACAAGGCCCGCGACCGGATGCGTGCGGATCTGGCGCTTCGACAAAAGTACGCGGCTGACTTGGCCAGCTTGAACGAACAACGCAACACCGGACAGATTTCGCCAGAGCTCTATGCCAGCGAGACGAAAGTTCTGCAGGATGAGCTCGGCAAGCGGCTGGCTGCCCAACAGACCTACTTCAGCCAGGTGGATGCCGCCCAGTCCGACTGGTCAAACGGTGCGTCGGATGCACTGCAGGACTACGTTGACCAGGCTGCTGATGTTGCCGGCCAAACCAAGCAAATGTTCACCAGTGCCTTTAGTGGGCTGGAGGATGGCATCGTCGACTTCGTTAAAACGGGGAAGCTGTCCTTTAAGGATATGGCTGACTCGATTATCGAGGACTTGATTCGAATTCAGGTTCGGCAAGCCGCTGCCGGTTTCCTCAGCAGTGCATTCAGCGCATTCACGGGCTGGGGGGCTGGCAGCGGAACCATGACCGGCTTCAGCGAAGGCGCGATGGTGGCCAACGCCAAAGGTGGTGTCTACAGCTCTGCGAGCCTGTCATCGTATTCTGGCGGTGTCTACGACACACCGCAGACCTTCGCCTTCGCCAAGGGCGCCGGCATCTTCGCGGAAGCCGGCCCCGAGGCAATCATGCCGCTCACTCGGGCGGCTGATGGGTCGCTCGGCGTTCGGGCCATTGGTGGATCAGAGGCGTCAGCAGCTGAATCCGCTGCAATAGTGTCCGTTGGCGGAATCACGCAGCACATCACCGTACAGGGCAATGCTGACGAAGCCACGCTCGCCCGTATCCAGGAGGCGGCGCGACGTGGTGCCGAAGGCGGCTACCAGATGGTGCTCAAGGACCTCAAACAAAACGGCCCCGCCCGTCAGCTAATCAATCGCCGGTAAACGGCTGTAGGAGTACTTCATGGCTATCGCTTGGCCGGCTGCGTTGTGGCCGTCGCAAATGACCTGGGGCATGGTCTACAACAACCGGGCCTTCACGTCGACGCTGTCCAACGCCCAGCAGATCATGGGCTATCCGGGGGCCTACTGGTTGTGCACGCTCAGCTTTGATGGCCTGTTTGATGAGGACGAGCGCGAAGTAACGGCGCTGCTGGGCCGCCTTCAGGGCATGTTTGGGACGGTGAATATTCCTGCCTTCACGCGTACCAGGTCCGACAACATTGGCGCACCGGTGGTGGCCACAGCAAATGCCCAAGCCACCAACATGATCTTGGGTGGGGTGACGCCGAACCAGAAGGTCTTTTCTTTTGGCGACTACATCTCCATCGCCGGTGAGATGTTTGAGGTGGTGGACGACGCCGCATCGAACGTTCAGGGACGGGTTCAGGTGTTTCTCAACAAACGGATTCGCCGGGCTATCACGCCCGGGGCTGCCGTGGAGTATCGCAACCCCTATTCCGAGATGCGCCGAGTGGATGACACCAATCAGCTGACTGTTCAGCCCGTCGTGGCCAACGGCAGCTTTCAGTTTCGAGAGGCTTTCTGATGCCGTCAGCATTCCCATTCAGCCAGAGCGTGGTGAACATCATCGCCACCGGCAAGTTCATGCCCGTCTATGCCGTGCAGTTGGACTTTGTCGACGGCATGGTCTTCGCACATACCGGTACCGGCGATCTCGTCATCGACGGCATTACCTATCTGGGAGTCGGCAATTTCGGCGAGGTGAGTCAGTCCCAGGAAAGCGACAACTCAAGCTCGCCGATGTCGGTTGAGCTGACGTTGAGCGGCCTCGATGCGTACATCCTGTCCGAGACCAATGTGCGCGGTTGTCGCGGGCGGTTGGCCAAGGTGATATTCGTGGTGTTCGACGAGAACGGCACCTATGCCGCTGACATCCTTTTCTCGGGGCGCATGGATGCCGCCAAGTTTTCCTTTGCTGGTAATGGTCCGGAAGGCAACAGCATCGCCGTTCCGGTGATCGACCGTATGGCCGAGTGGAGCCGTACCGGTACCGAGCGGTTCACCGACGAAAACCACCGTGCGCGTCATGACGGCGACCGCTTCTTTTACGCCATCGCCCAGATGTCCGAGTGGCCCATTTACTGGGGGTCGAAGAAGGACGCACCGACATTCACCTATGAGTAGACACCATGCGGCATAGAGATTGGACCACGCGTCTTCATGACGTTATCAAGGCTGCCCACGGGCGGCCTTTTTCATGGGGCGAATTTGACTGCTGCCTGTTTTCCGCGGATTGCACTGTTGCTGTGTGCGGTGTCGATCCTGCCGAGCAGTACCGCGGCAAATACAAGACCGAGCGGGGAGCAAAGCGGCAGCTCAGGAAACAGCACGGCAGCCTTGAAGCGGCATGGGATGCCTGCTTTACGCGGGTGTCCCTGGCCTTCATTCAGCGCGGTGACGTGGTGTTGTACGACGCGCCTGGCGGCCGAAGTATGGCCGTGTTCTGGGCAGGTGATTTCTGGGCAACCACTGAAGACGGTGTCGCCCGGGTTGAGTGCGCGCCACTGGCCGCGTGGAGGGTTGAATGAGTTCTGGCGTAAAAAAACTTGCCCAAGTTGCCGTCGGCGCGGTAATTGGTTTTGCTCAAGGCAATATTGTCGGTGCGATCATCGGTGCCGGCCTGGCCTTTTATGCTGCCGAGCAGCAGGAAAAGCTCAACACCAAATCGCCACTTCGCGACAACGAGCCCTCAGCGCAGACACTGCGCTCTTCAAAGGCTCCAGTGCGCTTCATCCTGGGCCGTGCTGCAACCGGTGGCGTGCTTGCCTGGGGCCAGGAGCAGTCCGGCACTGTCGGAGACGGCGAATGGTTGCATATGGTCTACGTCCTCTGTGAGGGCGGCATCGACGCGCTGGAAAATATCTACCTGGGCGAAGAGGAGATCGGTACATTCGGCGAGTTCGCCAGCTATGAACTGGTCGTCAATCCAACGCAAGTAAACGCCTTCCTTCTTGCCAATTGCCCGGGGTGGAAGGAAAGCCAGATCGGCCGCGGGCTCTCGTTCGTGCGCGTGTCTTTCCGGTACAGCGCCGAGAAGTTTCCATCGGGCATTCCGGATGCGCGTTTCGTGGTTCGTGGCCGCAACGATATTTATGACCCGCGCACTGGGACATCCGGGTATTCCGCAAACACGGCGCTGCACATTCTCTGGTACCTGCGCACGCGCTGCGGTGTGCCGGATGATGAGATTGTGTTTTCGACTTTTGCCAGTGCAGCCAACGTCTGCGATGAGACGGTCACCAACGCTGACGGATCGGCCAGTCCGCGCTACCGGACATCTTGCGTAATCGGCGCTGACGAGCAACGCACAGGTGTATTGCAGAAACTTGAGGCGGCGTGCGCGGGCAAGCTTATCCGTGTAGGTGGTCGCTGGATGCTCCAGACGGGCGCGTACTACGGTCCGTATGATTTCGAGATCACCGAAGACATGGTGGTGGGCACCATCACTGGCAGCACCGAGCCAACCAACGATTCTGCCATCAACACGGTGCGCGGCACCTTCATTGACCCTTCGCAGTCCTGGACCGAAACCGACTATCCCGAAGTGCAAGTGGATCAGTGGGTTGTCGAAGACGGTGGGGAGGCGGCGGAGACGCTGACCTTCTCCTATGTCACTGATCCGTACCAGGCTCAGCGCCTGGCAAACATCGAACTGCGCCGCCGGCGGGCGGGTGGGACCATCAGCATTCCCATGAACCTTTCCGGCTACAACTGCCGGCCTGGTCGGGTCATCAGGGTCAACCTGCCGTCGCTGAACATCCTGGGGGAGTTCATCGTCACCAATTGGTCGATGGGTGATAAAGATGGCTGCAGTGTCTCGGTGGCGCAGTATGAGCCGGCCATTTTCAGTGATGCAGTTGGCCAGCCCTACAATCCGATCGGCTTTATCAACCTACCGACCGGTGGCCTGGGTTCTCCCACAAACCTCAAGTGGACGCAGGATGCATCGGCCGAGGTGACACAGGGCATCCTCTCCTGGGTGCCTCCGTCCGGCATTGTGAAGGAATACATCGTCATCGTTCGCCAGGGTGCGACCGCGATCCAATCGCACAATGTTCCGGCGACGTCCACCGAGCGGGCTATCAATGGCTTGCCTTCGGGTAGCTACACGATGAGTGTGGCGGCGGTGGGGCCGATGGCTCGGTCGGGCGAGGCGACTATTTCAGTCAGCGTGAATGGTCCGCCCATTCCTGAAGCCTGTGTGGTGCAGTCATCGATTGATTCGATCACCTTGATTCCGTCCAACACCTTGCGCGGGCTGAATGGCGGGACTTATGAGTACTTCTTCAGCACGGTTCCAGCATCTGACCCGGATGATGCGGTGTATCTGGGGCAGGGTCTTTCCTTTACTCATGCCGGACTCGGCTTCTACACCAACTATTACTACTTCGTTCGGTCGTCAAATGCTTATGGCAAAAGCGCATTTCTGTACGTACCCGCATCAACGTCGAATGACGTCGGTGCTTACCTGGATGCGCTGGAGGGGGAAATAACGGATTCTCACCTCGGCCAGCATCTGCTGGGGCGGATCGAGCTGATTGACGGCCCATCAACTCTGCCGGGATCAGTCAACAATCGAGTGAATGAGCTGGGCGAGCAAATCGGCGAAGTCACGGATCACCTGCAGGAGCTGGTGAACGAAGGGCAAGTCGCGCTGAGCGAAGCGCAGCAGGCGTTCAGCGAAACTCAAACCGACCTTCAGTTGCAAATCGATCAGGTCTCCACACTCGCGAAGTCGGCCGAATACCAGAAGGAAAAAGCCTACGCCGCCGGCGCCTCAACGCGCCTGAGTGATCGTCTGTACCAAGCCAAAATCGCGGTACCGGCGGATGCCAGCGGCGCGAAGTCGCCGCCGAATGCGACCTATTGGGTGGATGTTGGTCAAGTAGTGTCCGAGTCGAACGGTTTGGCTGCTCGGGTCAACACCACTGAAACCAAAATCACCAGCATCGAGGGGGTCAATACCAGCCAAGGCACGGCCATCACCGGCCTGAACAACAGCCTGACCACCACCAACGGTAACGTGACCGCCGCGCAAAACGCGGCGAACGCGGCGAACACCTTGGCCGGCGGCAAGGGCAAGGTGATCGTGCAAACCGCTGCGCCGGCGGCGGCCGATCAGTTGGCGCAGAACCTGTGGATTGATATCACCGGCGGGGCGAACACGCCGAAGCGCTGGACGGGTTCGGCGTGGGCAGCGGTGACGGACAAGGTGGCCACCGATGCGGCGGCAGCGGCAGCCAATGCCTTGTCGGTGGCCAACACCAAGGCCGATGCCTCGGCAGTCAACAGCCTGGACAGCCGCGTGACAGCGGCTGAAGGGACGATCAGCAGCCAGGGTAGCTCGATCACCGGGCTGAACAACAGCCTGACCACCACCAACGGTAACGTGACTGCTGCGCAAAACGCGGCGAACGCGGCGAACACTTTGGCCGGCGGCAAGGGCAAGGTGATCGTGCAGACCGCTGCGCCGGCGACGGCCGATCAGTTGGCGCAGAACCTGTGGATTGATATCACTGGCGGGGCGAACACGCCGAAGCGCTGGACGGGTTCGGCTTGGGCAGCCGTGACCGACAAGGTGGCCACCGATGCGGCAACGGCAGCCGCCAACGCCTTGTCGGTGGCCAACACCAAGGCCGATGCGGCAGCGCTGACCAGCTTGACCACCCGGGTAACCTCGGCGGAAGGGACGATCAGCAGCCAAGGCACTTCGATCACCGGGTTGAACAACAGCCTGACCACCACCAACGGTAACGTGACTGCCGCGCAAAACGCGGCGAACGCGGCGAACACCTTGGCCGGCGGCAAGGGCAAGGTGATCGTGCAAACTGGCGCACCGGCGGCGGCCGATCAGTTGGCGCAGAATCTGTGGATCGATACCACCGGCGGGGCAAACACGCCGAAGCGTTGGACCGGCAGTGCCTGGGCCGCCGTAACGGACAAGATCGCCACCGACGCTGCCGCTGCGGCCGCTTCGGCACTGTCGCAGGTCGTGACCAAAGCAGATGCCTCGGCGGTCACCAGCCTGGGTACACAGGTCACCGCTGCAGAGGGACTGATTAGTTCGCAAGGCAGCTCGATCGTCAGCCTGACCAACAGCATCGGCGATGTAGGTAGCGAGAACCTGTTCTACAACCCAGCGTTCGTCAAGTTGGGCAACGTTACCGGTGTGGCGGATGGGTGGGCTGTCAACACACCGATCACGCCTGGTGCTTCTACCGGCGTCTACTCGTTGGTGCCGTCGTGGATCAACGCCAGCGAGAACGCCCAGCGCATCGACGTAACCGGGCTGAACGACACCAACCTGTACCGCTCGATCATCCCGGTCGCTGCGGTAAGACCGGCTGTGCAGGCGGGTACCTCTGTCGCGCTGTCCGTTTACTTCCGCGCGACTGCAGGCTTACAGGTTCGGATTTATCTGGAAGCCAACAACGCGGCAGGCAACGTGCTGTCGGTACCGTCCACGTCGCTGATCGTGGCCACCGGCTCTACCCAGCGCGCCACTCTGCTGTTTGCGAACCTGCCAGCCAACACCGCGAAGGTCACGTCGTTCTTCCGCATTTTCGGCGGCGGCGTCACAGCTGGCTTCGTGGAATTCACCCGCGCCCAGCTGGAACTCGGGTCGGCCGTGTCGGGCTGGAGAGATAGCACGCTGGCGCTGGCATCCGATCAGGCGGCCACGTCGGATGCCTTGCGCTCGCTGACCAGCACCGTGACTCAGCAGGGCACAACCCTGACCAGTCAGAGCGCCTCGCTCACTTCGCTGAACAACAGCCTGACCACGACCAACACCAACGTGACTGCCGCGCAGACGGCAGCGAACGCGGCGAACACTTTGGCCGGCGGTAAGGGCAAGGTGATCGTGCAAACCGGCGCACCGGCGGCGGCCGATCAACTGGCGCAAAACCTGTGGATCGACATCACCGGCGGGGCGAACACGCCGAAGCGCTGGACCGGCTCGGCGTGGGTCGCGGTGACCGACAAGGTGGCAACCGATGCGGCAACGGCAGCCGCCAATGCCCTGTCGGTGGCCAACACCAAGGCGAGCGCGGACAGCGTGTCGGCATTGAGCAACACCGTGAGTCAACAGGGCGACAGCCTGACGGCGCAAGGTGCTGCGTTGACCAGTGTTCAGGCGGCGATTGGGGGGCTTGGGGCCAGCGGGGTCAACCTGCTGCCGGCTGAGTACACGGTGTTCGGGCCGTCTGCGCCAGTGACCACTACAGGGTCGTTCACGGTGACTACAGAGGCGGACGCGGCGACCCTGCGCGGCTATGCCTTGCGGGTCGAGTCCACGAACACCACCAACACGACGGTTACGTTGGGCCCGTCGCTGACTGCGGCCGGCTGCAACATGTCATTCAAGGCGCAGAAATACATCGTGTCGTTCAAGGCTCGGGCCAGCGTGGCTGGGCATCAGATTGCCAGTTACCTGCGGGTGTTGAACGCGGCAGGCTCGGGCTTCAATACCGGTCCAGCCACGTTGCTGACTGTGACCGATACCTGGGCGCGATATTCGGTCGTGATGGACGTGTCCAACGCCGGCAGCTTCAGCGGCGACAAGGCGCAGCTGAGTATCCAGACCAACCGCTCTAACGTTACCGGTCGCGTGCTTTGGCTGGATCAGATCATGGTCGAGCCGGTGGTCAACGGCGTAACTGATCCGTCGCCGTTCGTTACGGGTAACAGTTTCGACCAGAGCCTGGCTAACGCCTCTGCCGTGTCGGCGCTGGATGCCAGGGTGGCAGCGGCCGAAGGTGTGAACACCAGTCAGTCGTCGTTGATCACCTCGCTGAACAACAGCCTGACCACCACCAACACCAACGTGACTGCCGCGCAGACAGCAGCGAACGCGGCGAACACTTTGGCCGGCGGTAAGGGCAAGGTGATCGTGCAAACCGGAGCACCGGCGGCGGCCGATCAGCTGGCGCAGAACCTGTGGATCGACATCACCGGCGGGGCGAACACGCCGAAGCGCTGGACCGGCTCGGCGTGGGTCGCGGTGACCGATAAGGTGGCCACCGATGCAGCGGCTGCAGCGGCCTCCGCGCTGTCGCAGGTCGCGACCAAGGCCGATGCCTCGGCGGTCAGTAGTCTGACCACTCGAGTGACGGCGGCGGAAGGGACGATCAGCAGTCAGGGCAGTTCGATCACCTCGCTGACCAACAGCTTGAACGCCATTGGCGGCGACAACCTGCTGCCGAACTCCTCGTTCGAGACGCTGGCAGCGGGCAGTACCACTCGCCCCCTGAACTGGAGCGTCGGCGGTACCGCCGTGCCAACGCCATCCATTGTGGATTCGGCGCTGCCATCCAGCACTAAGGCGCTAAGGATCACTCGCTTGGCCGCCACCAACGGGCAGTATTCCGACGTGATCTTCAACTCGTTGGAGGCCGCCCGGCCGAAGGTCACGCCGGGTCAGCCGTACACCTTGAGCGTGTGGGCCAGAGGCTCGGCTGCAACGGTACGCTTGGCGACCTACGTGCAGTTCCTCGACGCTGCGGGCAGCACCGTGCTCAGCACGATGACGCTTGCTGAGGTCGCACTGACCACGACGTTCACCCGCTATGTCCTCACTGGGGTGGCTCCGGCAGGTGCAGCATTCGGCGGCATCTACGCCGGCCGGATGTTCAACCGCAGCGGCGGGACCATGGACATGTGGATGGAAGTGGACAACGTCCAGTTTCAGGAAGGTTCTGTCGCCACGGCCTACGCGCCTTCGAACGAGCGCAACGCGGAAGCCTTGAGCGCGGCCATCAGCTCGCTGAGCAGCACCGTCACCTCACAAGGCACCACGCTCACCAGTCAAGGCAACAGCCTCACGCAACTGACAAACCGGGTGGGCGATGTCGAGGGTGTCAACAGCGGTCAGGCGACGGCGCTCAATTCGCTGGATACGCGGGTCACTTCCACGGAAGGGAAGGTCACCGCCCAGGCCACAGCGTTTCAGGCGCTTCAAGCATCGTCGCGAGACGACAACGGGGAAGGCGATCTGGCGGACGCGCTGAAAGGCTGGACCAGTACCGCCGAAATCGCTTCGGAATCCAAGGTTCGCACCTCTGAAACTGAAGCCTTTGCGCAGCGGCTCGCTGGCTTTGAGGCCCAGATAGGAGCGAACACGGCCAACATCACCGAGCTGGAACAGGTGGTTGCGACCAATCAGTCTGCGACGGCGACGAAGATTGATCAGCTGTCTGTAACGGCAGGGCAAAACACGGCTGCCATCCAGCAGACGTCAACGGCCTATGCCGACACCGCCGGAAAGCTCAACGTGATGTGGTCGGTGAAGATGCAGGTCACTGCCGACGGCAAGTATGTTGCCGCGGGCGCCGGGTTGGGCATCGAGAACACCGGTGCTGGACTGCAAAGCCAGTTTCTGGTCGCCGCAGATCGGTTTGCCGTCGTCAACAGCATGGCTGGCGGTGCCCTTTCGGTTCCGTTTGCAGTGCAGGGCGGCCAGGTCTTCATGAACTCTGCGTTCATTCAGGACGGCACCATCACCAATGCCAAGATCGGCAGCTACATCAGTTCCACCAACTACATCGCCGGCCAGCAAGGCTGGGTTCTCTATAAAGACGGAACGCTAGAGATCAACGGCATTGTCCCGGGACAGGGGCGGCTGGTGATCAACTCGCAGAACGTCTCGGTCTACGACGCCAACAATGTGTTGCGTGTCCGGCTTGGCTATCTGGGGTAAAAAATGGCATATGGACTGAGGACTTGGAGTGCCAATGGCACTCCTGAGCTCGACACAGACAACTTCACGTATCAAGTTATTCACAATGGACTGTATCAGTTGGCGGTGAATCAGGTTCTAACAATCCCCATTGCGGGGTTTAGTCCATCTACCTGCGCTGCTGCTATTCTTCCAACACAAGCCGCTTCGGCGGAAAACAGTTTGAACGCCATGCCTTATGAGTCAGTGGCAGAAGGGGTTGTAACGATTAGATCGCGCAACCCTTCCGAGCCAAGCGCATCCATTGGTTCGGCTATTCAGTTCCGACTTCTAGTGATGAGGTATAAAAATTGAGCTTTGGGCTAATGGCAATCAATGGGAGTAATTATGTCCAGATTGACTCTGAAACTCCAAGGCTGTGCGCACTTTACAATGGAACATATCAGGCCACTGGCGACCACTACGCTAGAGTCACGTTCCCGTCACCCATTACGACGAGCGAGCCTCCGTGTATTTTTATAAGGAATGACCCGTCTAGACCGAATGATATTTACTGGCAAACAACAATCGATGGTGGTCCTGGTAATTGGACAGGCTTCAACATACAGGCGGCTAACGTAACTTGGCGGCCTTTGGGTAAGTGGTTTGCTGCGGTGTTCGCATCACTGGCTAAGAGCGCCTACGGCCTGCGGTTGTGGGCAGCAGACGGTTCGCTCTGTTACGACTCAGGTGCCGTTCCCGTTATCGTCACCAAAGCCAACCATTCTTGGAGTTATCAAGGGAGTGTTCCGATGACGATTGGCTCTCAGTTCTATTACAGAAATGAACTGGTAGCCGCGCTTGCGTCTGATGAATACTTCATGATTAACCCATTTTCACGTGGCGTACTTAGACCGCAGAACGCCGGGTGGCTCAACTTAGGCGTCAGATTTAACTACTCAGAAAACAGGCTGCAGACGTATGTCGTGGCTTTGGGAGCGGGGCCATGGACGGATAACGGTCAGCCCGCCGCGATCTTTGCTCGACTCCCTGGCACTTAACTACTAGGCGATAAACGCCGGCATTCCTCTGCGCCAAATTACTGGCCTGAACACTTTCTGGAGATATTCAATTGCCCTGGTATAAATCGGGATCAGTCTCTGTCACCCAAAATTCCAATTCCGTCATTGGCGCGGGCACCGCGTTTATTGCCAATGCCCGTGTCGGTGATGCCTTCCGCGGCCCGGATGGGGGCTGGTATGAAATCACCAATATTGCCAGCGACACGGCCCTGGCAATCTCGCCGAACTATCAGGGGGCGACCACCGCAGCGGGCGTCTATGCGCTGGCACCGATGCAGGGCTACGTCAAAGACTCGGCCGATACTCTGCGGGCATTGGTGAACCAGTTCGGCAGCAAGATGGCCGCCCTGGGGACCACCGGCAACTTCGACATCTTGCCTCTTACCAAGGGCGGGACGGGTGGCACCGATGCGGCGAGCGCGAGAGCGGGGCTCGGGCTAGGCAATGGCTCCACTCGCGCAGTGCAAACATCGACGCATGACGCTACAGCAGGGGCTCTGTTAATGCCCGGAGCATTTGGCTGGGGAATGACGGGCACTACATTACAAACCATTTCCGATGCAAATGGTGTAAGACCTTCTGGCTTGTACTACATACTGAGTGGCTCAGGAAACATGCCAATTGTTGGTGATGCACTGTTGGAGGTAAAGAATCTATCTACAGTAGTGATTTACCAAACACTGACATATTGGGGGTCGCGACGGAAGTTTGAACGAATCTACGTTACGAATGCGTGGAGTGTCTGGGATGAAGTTATCACCACCAATAACTTGGCTTCATCCGTTGCCTTCAATCAAGTGGGTAGTTATTCCTTCCTTAGAAACTTAACGGGCGCCGTCGTGGCCAGTGGAGCAGTAGTGGCTGGCTCAAGCCTAAGTTTTAGTGATACCGCTAACTCTGCTTGGGGTGCGCCTACAGGTGCTTGGAGGGCCATGAGCGCCGCCGCAAACAATCAAGCAACGTTGTTTATGAGGGTTTCGTAATGAATATTAAAAATCCTCGTTACAACCAACGCGGCACCGTCGATTGTGAAGTAGAGCACGAGGCCCTAGGCTGGATTCCTTTTACCGCCTCGCCAGACGATGACAATGAGTTCGGTCGTGAGCTGTATGCATCTCTCACCTCGGGTGCGCACGGCGCTATCGGCCTTTACGTGCAAGCTCAATTGACGCCAGAACAGCAAGCGGCGCGCATCGCGGAACGGCGGTATGAAGTTGAAACGGCGGGCATCACCGTTGATGGCATGGCCATCAATACCGATGACCGCGCCAAGACCTTGATCAATGGTTCAGCCATTAAGGCCATGCGCAACCTGGCCTACACCTTGCGCTGGAAAACCCCGGAAGGTTTCGTTGACCTGCCGTCTGCCCAGGTATTGGTGATGGCAGAGGCGGTCGCGGACTTTGTCCAGGGCTGCTTTGATCGTGAAGCTGACCTGCTGGCAGCGGTGGGCGATGGTACCTTCACTGCCGCCATGTTGAATGAGGGGTGGCCGGTATGAGTCGTTTCACCACCACCCTGAAAACTGAGCAGATCGGCAAGTGGACGCACATTCTCCTTGATGAGTTGGTGCTGGCCGATGAGAACCAGCGCGTCATCACGGTGCCGGCCGGCTTCGCCACGGACTTCGCCAGTATCAAGGTGCTGCACAATGCCTTCCTGTTCGCGCTCTTCGCGCTGGTGTCAGGCTACGGCAACTATGCAGCAACAGTGCATGACTGGCTGTACGCAACCGGTACCGTCAGCCGCAAGCAAGCTGACGCCATTTTCTACCGTGCCCTGCGCGCTGAAGGGGTGGCGCGTTGGCGAGCCTGGCTGTTCTGGGGCGGTGTTCGAATAGGTGGCGCTGGGCGATACAGCAAGGCTCCCAGGCCGGCCAATACCCTGACCAGCTCCCCGCCGCAACCCTGATGGTCTGATCTGCACAGAACACAGTCACCCGCCATCGAGCGGGTTTATTTTTGCCCAAAATCTGCAACCGGAGATTCACCATGTCCTTTATCGTCATCAACACCAGCAACAACTTCGACCCGATCCATCACGAAGTCTTCGCCACGGCCGAAGAGGCGGACGTCCAGGCGCGCGCCATTGTCACCGGACAGCCGCAGGCCGTGGTCCGCACGGCGCAGCTGATCAGTGCCTACAGCGCCGAGGTAATCATTACGGCCGAGCCCGTGCCGGATGTAGTTACAGACCCTGCGAACTGACTACGCGCACCTTCCTGTGCCCGCACGCGCGGGCTTTTTTTCGCCTGGAGAAAAGTATGCCTCTCACTCAGCAGCAGCTGCTGCAGATCCTCCCGAACGTCGGCAAACAAGCCGGCGTTTTTGTGTCTGCGCTCAATTTGGCGATGGAGCGGTACCAGATCAATACCAGGTTGCGCATGGCGGCTTTCATTGCCCAGGTGGGACATGAGTCGGGCCAATTCCGCTACGTGAAGGAGATCGGCGGCGACCAGTACCTGAGCAAGTACGACACCGGCCCGCTGGCTAAACGTCTTGGCAATACGCCAGTGGCGGACGGGGACGGGCAGAAGTACAGGGGCAGGGGTTTGATTCAAATAACGGGCCGTGACAACTATCTGGCCTGCAGCAAGGCGCTGTTCGGCGACGACCGTTTGTTGCGCACGCCTGAACTGCTCGAGCAGGCAGAGTGGGCTTGCAAGTCGGCGGCGTGGTTCTGGAATTCGCGAAATCTGAACGTATTGGCCGATTCTGAAGATTTTGTTGGAGTAACACGGCGCATCAATGGTGGTACCAATGGCCTGGCCGAGCGGCAAGCATTCTACAACACCGCGCTGAGGGTGCTGGCATGAACGCCATCCTGCTCCGACTGCTTCCTTATATAGCTGCGGTGCTGCTGGCGGTCGGTGCACTGTTCGGCGCCTACCATCACGGCCTGTCGGTGAAAGATACTGAATGGCAGAGCCTGTGGAACGACCGCAACACTCTGGACGCTAAGGCTCTAGCCGCCAATGAGTCCACCGAGCGAGCCAAAGAACAAACCCGCCAACAATTAATCAACAAGGCAATTCAAGATGGTCAACGCACGATCGATCAAGCAACTGCTGATGCTGCTGCCGCTCGCACTTCTGCTGACAGCCTGCGCGTGGCAGCCGACGCCCTTGCAGCTCAACTCGCAGCCAGTCAAGCCAGCGGTAATTCCTGCACTGCCGCCGCAAGCAAGGCAGCTGCCCGCGCCGCAATGGTGCTTGCCGACGTGCTCAAGCGCACTGACCAGCGAGCGGGCGACCTGGCTGCAATTGCTGACCAAGCCCGAGCCCGGGGACTGACTTGCGAACAGGCATATGATGATGTTGCCAAGTAATTACGCTGATTCATGACAAAGTTGTCGGAGAAGGTCGTTCTGTGCCATCACGAATTGCCAGCAAAGCTTGGTGTTAACATGCATCTTGGATCCAATTTAATACCAGCGCTACCATCTAGATGAATATTGGCGAGTAAGGTATCGTTGCTCACTTTTTTCACTAGATGATCGCCTAAAATGTTTGGGACTTTGCGCTTGCTTTTGGCATTTTTCGTTGCTATCGGTCATACGGGCACAGTAATTTTCGGGATAAATTTCGGAATCTGCGCCGTGACGATATTTTTCATGCTCTCTGGGTTTGTCATGACCGGCCTATTAAGGACGAAGTTTACTAGTTACGCTACTATTCCAAAATTTTATGCTGATCGTCTTTTGCGTATCTATCCGCAGTTCATATTTTTTTACCTGTTGTACGTCTTGTTTTTTGAATATTCCGGATTTCAGGGAGCTGGGTATCCAATAGACCCGTTCTCAATTAAAAACTTCCTCTTAAGCCTAGCTATCGTACCTCTCAATTGGGCTGTGCTATCAGGAAGCGTGTTCCATATTTTTTCAGAGTTCGGCGGGCTAACGCGGTACATTCTAATCCATCCAGCATGGTCGTTGGGCTTAGAGATGCAGTTCTATATTATTTTTCCTTTTATACTTTTTCTGCGATCCCGCTTGGTTGCAGTGATCTCCAGCTCAGTGCTTTTCGCATTGGCAGCTCTGGATGTCGTAAATCAACCTGTGTATGGTTACTTTTTTCTTCCAGGTGTGCTGTTCGTTTTCCTAAGCGGTTCCCTGATGTACGACTATAACAATGGTAAAAAACAGGCAGGAGTTTTGCTGCTGCTGATTTATGCATTTACTTTGGCGTTATATGTTGCTTGCTCGATGATGGATAAGTTGGCAACTTACAACAAAGCTGTATTGCTTGGCCTGATTGTTGGTATTCCTCTTGTGTTTATACTTTCAAATTTAAAGCGAAGGGGCTTTGACGAGTGGCTGGGTAATGTATCTTATGGAGCATTCTTGTGCCATGTGCTGGTGATTGACGCCGCTGCAAACTACGGTGTCTTTACAGCAGTTGACTCCCTCGGTATATACCTATCATGCGTATTTATACTAGGTGCCATTGGGCATTATTTGGTAGAGCGCCCAGTTCATGCGATGAGGAAGCGGCTGCAATCTAGGGTAAGGAAGCAGAACACCGAGACGGATATCGTAGCAAAACAAGAGTTGCAATCGTCATAAAAAGCCGGCCTGGCATGGATGCCTCTTTCCTTGCCGATGGCCCGGTCAAATTCGAACCAGCCAAACGCCTCCTTGGGCCAGTTCTGGACGATAGCGTCACTGGTCTGCGGTCGTAGATGCCCACCATGCCACCAGTGCTGTTGTTAAATAGTCAGTTGCCCACGGCGTAACAGTGTGTGCTGATGATCAAGCGAAACGAGTGATGGGTAGCACTTGCTGACCACGCCCGGCCCTAGGCCAGACTAGCAACAGGCGAATGTTGATATTGCCAAGCAATTACACTGATGCATGCCGAGGTTGTTGGAGAGGGACACCATCCGCAGACGGAGCGATCAGGAGCGTCTGTGGCAAGAACTTGCATACTCGCCGCACTGGACTGCGATCACAGCGTACAAATCGCGTATGGTGACCCACCCGATCGCCGCCGACGTGCCACTTGGCATCGCGCTGAACGTGGGTTTTTGCGCCGATGTCGCCTTGTAAAGGTCCACGATGCATTGATAGTGTGTCAAGCGTGCACGGCGGGTTGTGTTGAGCGATGCCTTGGCGTCCCAACCAATCAACGCCACTTACAAGGCCATCCTCTCTAAGGTTTCCGCATGAACGACGAAGAATATGTGTCAACACTTTATCGGACACTATTGGCCCGGGAGCCCGACCCAGGCGGACTGGCGCACTACGTCGCTCTGATGGCAGCCAATGATGGGCCGCGAGAAGTCTTGAACTCGATCACATCTAGCGAGGAGTATCTTCTGAAGTCGGCAAAGCTGCCGAAAACGGCAAAGCCACTCGTTAGTTACAGACCATCCAGACCGTTGGTTATTGTTGATGTTGGGGCGCAAAATCTGGCCAACGAAAGCCATATCTATGCGCCATTGATGCAGCTGCCGAACCGTTGCATCGGGTTTGAACCGCTGGAGAACAAACGCATCGAGCGTGAGGACGGCACTATAGAAATGTTGCCACATTTCATAGGTGACGGATCAGAGCAGACATTCTACGTCAATAATGACGATGCTACTTCGTCGTTGCTCCCGTTGAATGAAGAATTCAATAGCCACCACAACCACCTGTCTGGACTTAGAACGCTTAGAACGGAGCGGGTGAAAACATCGCGGCTTGACGACGTGTTATCCGATGTTGGGCGAGTTGATTTCCTGAAGCTTGACATTCAAGGCTTCGAAGGTCCGGCGCTTCTAGGAGCGCAAAAGGTTTTGCAGCGTACCAATGTCGTCCACTGCGAAGTAGAGTTTGCGCCGATTTACAAAGGCACTTCCGTTTTTTCCGAAATTGAACGCTTGCTGGCAAAAAGTGGGTTCTATTTCGTCGATTTCACGCACCTGTGCCGCTATGCGTATGAAGCCGTTCCAGACCCGACAACTACTGGCGAACGGCTGGGTTGGGCAGATGCCGTGTTCTTTCGAGAACATACAGAGACTGACGATGATGCCTTGGCACAGGCCGCAGTCGCGGAGTTGGTTTACGGAAAGAGTGGGTTAGCGAAACACCTTACGTCATCAATAACCAAGTGAGATCTCTGGGCCAGCACGTCTTCTTCAAGGGCGTGCCATAACTGCCCCGCATGGCGGCTTGCCGGTTGGCGGTCCATGTCGTGCTGCTGGCTCTGCTCGCCGGCTGGCATCGCGGAAAGTTACCGTACCAGTGGCGGGGACGTATCCGGTACCGCCAGCGTTTCCGGAAGGGGCGATACAGGCCCCGTGGGCGCAGGGTTCATCGCTGACCAAGCGGCTCTAGGGGCTCTGCAGAAGAATGGGCGTGAGGTGTGTTGGAAATAGATGTGTCTTTATTGCGCCAAGATAAAAAGGCTTGTTTAAACGAATTCTGTGGAGATATATCATTTAGAAGGCCAGTTTCTACCCACTCGTCTTTTTTCGGTAGTCGTAATGTCCCAAATACCAGGTCGAAAATAGGAAAAAAAGCAGCATAGTTTGAATTGTGATGCTGAGTTTCTTTCCCGTGATGCAGTCTATGCCACTGTGGGCCTGAAATGAATCGGGTGAGCGGGCCCAATGAGACGCGGACATTCGCATGATTGAAATAGCCCCAGCCGCTGAATAATATCAACGAGCCAAGATATGGAAGCATGTTTCCTCCACATATTATTGATGTGGGTAAGTGCGCAAGGAAATAGCCGATGAGTGCACCTCCAACACTTTGGCGAAGAGAGGTTGAGGCATGCATGTCCGCATCGCTGTGATGCACACGATGAAATGCCCACAGGGCACCATATTTATGCTCAAATCGATGAGTCCAATATTGGAAAAAATCCCAAATGAATGCATAGATGAGGGTGGCAAGGATGCCACCGACTATACCTTTTGATTGCCAATCCGGCACTATTCGGTCGAGCAGTGAAATGCTCGGCAAGAGTTGCGTGCATCGATTTAATAAAGGCGCTGCAAGTGTTAAGCCGAATAGCAATAAAATGAAGACTTTGACATTGTGCCACCTACCGCGTAAGCCAGGGTCGGCTACGGCTGGCTTCCACCATTCAAACAACCAAACGGCACCCGTAATCATGACTGCGACCAGCCCTGCTTTGGCGTTGCCCTGAGCCACCAGGATCATGTACTGCAAGAAATCGTTCATTGCCGCCCCATTTTTTGTGGGCGAGTCTACAGAGACCCAGCTTGTCAGGTCCAATGCAAAAGTCAGGGAGGTGAATCGTTGTCCGCCTTGATCAACTCATAACCTTGATTGCGGACATTGCCTATTTCGCGTTCCACTTTAAACCATGTGAAGGCCTCACTCGACTCCCCTAGGGCCGTTCTATTTGTTCTGCTGGACACCGGTGGAACTGGCTAGGCATTTGGCATACTCAGCGCAGCAACGAAGTCGTGTATCTCGCAGTATCTGGAGAGTCTTCCGTACCTGTCAGCTCCTCTGGTTCGGTGTGCCCGCCTGCAGATCTCGAATGAGCCTTTCTTTTTGATCCAGGACCATTGTCAGGCTCCGGATCTGGCCAAGCTGATCGGTGGTTTCCGCCTCTAGGTTCGCCATCCATATCCGCTTCTTTTGGAGTTCGGCTGACAGCTGGTCGTTCATTTCGACAAGGGTGAAAATGTTTTCCTTTGCCGCATTTAGTTGCCGCCTCAGCTCTTCGATGTCCTCCTCGAGCATATGGGCGTAATGCTTGACGGTTTCCAGCCTGGTCGGACTGCCGAGCCAATCGCTGGTGTCTTCGATGTCGTAGTGGTCCACGGTTGCGCCTTACGGATACTGTTTGGATATACAGTAATCGAGAGCGGGCGAGATGGCGAATGCTGGCGACGGAATGCAAAGCTGGTCACTCGGGGGTCATCAGCACCGCGAGCGTCAGCTTGATGAATTCTTCATTTTTATCAATGGTGTCCAAGGCGCCGCGGACGTTATCGGCGACGTCGGCCGCGCCGCGCTGCTCGACCCAGTTCGAGAGCTCCAGGATGGCCGCTTCGAGGGCGAGCTGGTTTTCATTGATCTTGAAAAGCAGGGAAGGGAGCAGGTCAGAGTTTGGCATCGCGAAATCCTCCATGGAGATTTCAGCGTAGCACCGGGGGGCGGGGAAGGCCGGGCCGGAGAGTTCAGAAAAAGCAAAGCCCCCGAAGGTTCGCGGCTCCGGGGCTTCTATTTTCGCCTGCATCCCTTAATGCCTGGCGAACGTGGCGGCGAGAATACCAGCGTTGAATCGGTGAATCTCTACTGCGAAGGGCGGATTGTGTTCGGTTGGCAGGACGCCGAAGGAGGGCAGAAGCTATACCGGCTTTGCGAGGGGCTGAAATCGACCCAAAGCGGTCGGTTGTAGTCCGCAGAAAATTACCCAGAGAGCGATTAAGAAATTTGTATCCCATTGATTCTATCCCGCAGCTGTCTCTCACCGATGCCTTGAACCAATCACTACCAGA